CAGAAGTATCTCCATATTATAGGTAATCTTTGCGAAGGGGAGATTGAAGGCATTGTCAACGACGGCGGCGTTGATCAGCTATTCCTTGAGGATGAATTATACACGGAGTTTGGAGATAAGGTCTATTACGAAGTGTTCAACGGCACGTCTGATCAAGCTGTATGCTCTACGCTCCATACAGCAGTTCCGGACTGGAACGACCCAAAGAAAAATACAGCATATATTTATATCAGGCTTGAGTTTGACCAGGATGTATTCTCCGGCGTGCCTCAATTCACGGTCCTAGTGGATGGGATGAAAGTTTACAATCCCGATACGGACGTTACCGAGTACAGCAACAATCCTGCCCTGATTGCCCGCGACTTCATCACCCGCACACGAGGGGGAATGGGAATAACGGAGGCACGTATTGATGATGATTCCGTAATCGAGGCTGCCGACTACTGCGATATGAAGGGTTGGGAGTGCGATATTGTATTCAAGGACGGCAAGGCCGCTGATATGATTGAACAGATCAATTCGACATACCGGGGAGCGATGTTGTTCTCTGACGACACCTACAAGCTGAAATTCCGTGATTTGAATTATGAAACGCCGGTGATGGAAATTGACGACGACATGGTGGTTGAGCAAGGCGGGCAATCCACCCTTACTATTACCCAGCCGTCCATTTTTAACACGCCGAATGCTGTCCGGTTACGGTTTGTCAATGCCGAGAAATCCTACACCGAGGACGACTACCAGCTTGTTGACCTGGATGCACAAACTGCGGACGGCTACATCAAGGAGCAACAGATAGACGTGCGGGGAATTATCGCCACTGAGAATGTTATGAAGATGGCAAACTATTTCCTTGAACGCCTCCGCCTTGACAAAACCGCCTCCCTCCAATCCCATTCACGGGCCATACAGCTTGAGCCGCATGACTTGATCTGGCTGACTCACACGAGGCCGGGGTGGGACGAGAAAATCATGCGAGTATTAAGCATGGGGATCGGCTTTGACGGTAATGTCGCTCTGTCGCTGGAGGAGGAATATGACCAATTCTATGATGACACCTATGAAATCACCGACCACGTATTCCACGATACCGACCTGCCGAATCCAAAGAATGCCGTGCCGTCCATCTCCAATGCCTCAATTACTGAAGAGCAATATTATTATCGGGGACGGTCTTTTACCCGGCTGAAGATTGATTTTGAGAATCCGCTCAATTATCCGTGGTTCAGCCATTGTGACGTGTACCTCCGCGTTGGTGCGACTGGCGACTGGAAATACATGACCACTGCCACCGATGATTATCAGATCGACCCCGTGGAAGAAGGTGAAACCTATTATGCCCGGCTGGTAAGTGTGTCGATATGGGGGACGAAGGAATCCTTTGCCTCGGCATACACGGTATCACACAGCGTCGTCGGGGCCACTGATGCACCTGCTGACGTGACGGGTTTAACGGCTATGGCGGCGGGTGACTCGATAAGCATATTCGCCAACGAAATAGACGCCCCGGATATATTCGGTTACGAGGTACGCAGCGGGGCAAGCTGGGCCGGTGGGATGGTGGTCGGACAGAATGAAACACCTAATATCAGGCTGGTTGGGATGAAGCCGGGGACAATTACACTGTGGATGAAGGCCCTCACCAATGCCGGGGAATACAGCGTCAATGCCGTCTCAACACAGGTCACGGTCTTTGGCCCCTCCGGGTATGCAGAGATTGATACCTGGTCATGGGATTATGATGGGATCGGAACGCATGATAATACCGAACATCATGTGTATGATGTGACGGATTGTTTGCGGTGTTCTCATTCCGGGCCGGTAACATCTGTTGATGATGTTCTCACACTGACCGGCGGGGGCAATGATTGTACGGTAACCGTTACCAGCGTTGATAGTGGGGTAATAGACGGTATTGAATTGACTGCTGCGGGAACTGAGTACACCCCTGACGATTATGCGGTGACAGGCGGTACTGGGAATGATGATGCAACCATCACAGTCAGCGCCGTTACTGCCTCCATGGTCGGCACATGGACCTCGCCTATTTATGATCTTGGCTCGATTCAAACCGTTCGAATCTGGGGAGATTTCATCACCGGTGTTGACTCGGATGACGGCGATAAAATAACAGCCGGCGAACGATGGTTTCAAGTATGGACCCCTTCTGTCACTGGCGGTTTAATAGCTACCCTGAAATATGGTGACACTTCCCCGCCAGACAAGGAGATCACCAATTTTGAACTTTCCGCCCCGGAAATATCCGGGCGGTATGTACAGGTAGAGGTGCAAATTACCGACCCGAATTTGGCAACGCATCTGTACGTTGATGAACTAACGATGCGCACAAGTTATTGGAGTTGACCATGAAAATCATACTTGACCAGGTACAGCCCGACCGGGACCGCTATGTAGCCTATCTGAAATTGATGGACGGCGAGACAGTGGTAACAACAAAGACCGTACCATACGAGCCGGGGGAAGAAGGATTTGGCACGAAAGCACAGGATAAATTCAAGGCGGCAGTGACAGAGTGGGAAAAGAAACAAGCGGCGCTGGAAACCGTGAAAAAGGAAATAGAGGCGGCATTGACGGTCGTTGAAGAGGAGGTGAAGTAAATGTCACAAGATTACAATGACAATATACCAACGTGGGCCAATCAAACTGACACTGATGTCACGAAAATAAAAAATAATTTCGCGGCGCTGAAGTCAACATTCTCAGGGACAACGGCTCCCTCCGATGCGGTGGCGGGCATGTGGTGGTATGACACAACGGCCCATATCCTGAAGGTACGCAACGAGGCAAACAATGCCTGGCTATCCGTGTGGGATCTGGCAAACAATAAGCCTATCATCACCAACCTTTCAAACGAAATTACCGGCACCATGATAGCGGCGGCCCTCAAATCCCCGGCTGCCGGGACGGAAGGCCTCAGAAAGTTAGGCACGGGGGCGACGGATGCGATGCCGGGGAATGTAGATCTAATGGTTACTCAGGCAAAATTGGCTAACTACACCGCCGGGGACAACCTGATAATCAGCTCGGACGGACAAGTACAGGTGGTCGTTACTACATATACAAAAGTAAAAGAATTTATGATTATCCGCGATGGCACACTTCGCATTAAATTTCATCTTGCAGCATCCCAGTCTGGTGTTGCTGTGTATGGCCGTATATATCGGAACGGGGTTGCTGTTGGAAATCAGCGATCAACCAGCTCGGTCAGTGGTGTGACATTTAGTGAGGACATAGCGGGATGGAGTGCTTACGATTTAGTTCAGTTATATATCTGTACAAGCAATCTTACTTACCCGGTGTACGCCTCAAACTTCCGTTTATATACGGGCGTTCGGCTGGAACTTACTGAACGGGAGAATACGGTGTGATGCACGATAGCATAATAGATCAGCTTATTTCCCATGAGGGGGAACGCCTGAAGCCGTACCGCTGCACGGCAGGAAAGCTCACTATCGGCGTGGGGCGGAACATCGAGGATGTGGGCATATCGCAGGACGAATCCCGCTATATGCTTGCGAACGATATTCGGGCTTGTGAGATTGATCTGCAGCGCATATTCCCCGGCTTTCTGGGCTTCACGCAGGGCCGACAATGGGCACTAATCGACATGCGCTTTAATCTTGGCCCGTATCGGTTCCGGAAGTTCAAGTGCATGATCGCCGCCATCAATGATGGTGACTGGCTGGGGGCGGGGAATGAGGCACGCAATAGCAGGTGGGCGTCACAAGTGCAAAAGATACGGGTGGAAACCATCGTGAGGCAATTAAAGGAGGGTTTTTGATATGGGGATATTCAACGTCGATATAGGCGGGATTATGGGGGGCGTGGGAACGCTCGCAAAGGACATTCGCACAGCCATCACCGGGACCGAACCCATCAACCAAGAGAAGGCGGCAGAACTGGCACTCAAAGCCCAACAACTTGAAGCGGGGTTGTCGGAGGTATCACAAAACATAATTGTGGCAGAGATGCAGCAAGGCGATAAGTTCACCAAGAGGGCACGACCGATGGTAGTCTATTCCGGGCTACTGTTCATTTTCCTCGTTCATGTGGCCTTCCCCATTTACGCCTTTTTCACAGGCGATCCCGTGCCTGAAATAAGCCTGCCCCATGAGTTCTGGTGGGCCTGGACAGGCGTTGTGGCGGTCTGGATGACCGGGCGGAGTATGGAGAAGTTCGGGCTGGAAAACAAGGCGACGAAGCTTATCACCGGCGGGAAATAGAAGGAGGTATAGTGACATGGAGATCAACAATAACGAGGGGACGACGATTGTACGGGTAAAATTCTGGGCGGTGGTCATTATGATAACTGCAGTTATTGGGTCTCTATGTATCGGCTATACCAATCATGGAGCGATCCTTGCTTCCCACGCCTCAGAAATCCGGGCCATCAGTAGTCGGCAGGACCGGCAGGATCAGCACATGCAAGAAAGCTTACGGCGAATAGAGGCCAAGTTGGACAGACTAATTGAATCGAATTAAACGGCGGCTCCTCTCCCCGCCACGCCCCCTGATGCTACCCTTCCGGCACAGGGGGCTTTTTACTGCCTCGCCGTAAATTATTTTTCAATTGCATTATTTTCTTGACAACTATTAAACCACGTGCTAGACTACAATCAAATAAACAGGAGCTGACCACTCCCGAAAAAAAACGAAAGGAGAAAGAAAATGAAAGAGACAATCACAAAAATTGTGGAGCAGGGACAGGAGCTGGCAGAAAAAAGAAGCTGGCTGAAAAAAGGCTATGGGGATCTCCTTGTGGCGATCAACGCCGAATTGGTTAATATCCCGGACATGCCGGAAAAAGACATCGGATATCTTCTGAAAAAGTGGGAAGACCATTCGGGAGAAAATTATGGTGCGCCCTCTACCATCTATGTTTCGACCCGAAAAATTACTGTCGATAACGACGCATATCTTGTTATGCGCTTGGGGAAGCAGGGTTATGATGGCGATTGGGACTGGACCGATTTTGATGCGCCGTCGGTTGACAGAATCCGGCTGTTTTCCGAAAAAGTGCCTGAAATATTGGATTTTTTTCATGCGGAAATTGAAAAACGAAACATGAAAAATAATATTGCCATCGACACGATCCGCGCCCTGATCGAAAAATTGAAATAATAAGAAAAACTCCCTCCCCGGTGTCGGGCAGGAGAACGCCCCCGCCGGTGACCAATTCCGGCGGTCCGGGGAGGGAAAACAACTATACCACAGGAGGAATGGAAACATGAAAAAAATAGGACCCAACATCAGCGACGCGGCGGCGGAGTGGTATCCGTCGCTTTTCTCGAACTTGCATGCTGGGGCAACGTACATACTTGAAGCGCTCCCTCGTCTCTACCAGCGTACACTCTATGAGATGAAGGGGGTATTTTCCGAGGGGGAACTGTCCTTGATGATCGACGTGATGAATGGCACAATGCTCACGCCTCAGCTTGCCGGGCAGCAGATCGGGGCGAATGTATCGGACGGGATCGCGCTGGATCACCTTGACAAAAAATGGGAGATCGACGGGAAGGCTCTCAACGAAAAACTGGCTGGCTTGTCACCCTTTCAACTCGCTTGCCTTGAGATACGGGCCAGCGGTTTTTGGTATGCGCAGTAGCGTACTGATGATATGGCGGGGTGGGTTGAGCAGTTGCGGTAAAAATAAATCTTGCAAAACGCAAAAAAAGACTTGACAACGGTTTTACACTGTGAAAGAATGGGGCCATGAAAAGAGGAATCCAAACAGCAATAACTAAAAAAACTGGAATTTCAAGTGGTCATCTGTCGTTGATCCTTAACGGCAAGAGGCGGCCCTCATGGAAAATGGCAAAAAGGCTGGCCGGGTCAACACACACCACACCTGAGTTATGG